GCCCATTTCATCCAGATTGCAAATTCTCCGTACTATGTGGAAAATCATTACTTTCATTGTGTTTGTTCTCCTTCCCACTGTCATTTGGTTTTACTTCTCCGGTCCGCGTCATGGTGAAATACCCATAGACGTGGAAAAATTTGTTGAAGATGTTACAGATGACATGGAAAAATTGGATTTGTCCTTGAAAGAGTTGATGGAGCGACATGGGGGAGGAGGTAGACCTCCTCGAGTGACCTTTACTAGTGTCTTGGTGGCTGAGGCACGGGCACAGTGGGGGCCATTGAAATTGTTAGAGTCAAATCGGTTGATGGTGCGTAAGTACATGCGGGACAAATGTCTTGAACATGGTGTTCGTGTGTCACATATTGCTCGTCATCTTGATGTAGCTGTAGCAATTTTTTTCATCCCTACGCAGGGAGACGTTTTGGTAAAACAAGTCCGTCAAACTGCAAAGAGTGTGAAACGTGCAGAGAATATGAGGACTTCATGGTATTCAGGGTTGGGCCCGAAAAGGGTCCTTCCCGACCATGAAGAATAGGGGTGCCTAGGAATTCTACAGGGGGTGCAGTGCAATGAGTCTACCCTTACTCACCCCACGTTGTCTGTAGAAAAATTCTTGGGTGTCTCTTATAAGGTGCGTCGTTATTTTCATGTGGGACTATGGGGTCCACCTGTTAAATTTACGATCCACCACTCCAGCATTGTTAACTTGGCTCGTGGTCTTTTAACTCGTGTTTTTTACCGTAATGTCGATGGACAAATGGTATTGACACCAAGACCATGTGATGGAATTTTCAAGATAAGGCTTGGAAATTTCTTGAACCTCTTAAAACACCATCTGTCCCCGACCATCCCTATCACTCACAGGGAATTTCCCCTGTTATATAAGGATCGCAGACAGAAGGTGTATCAAGAGGCGGTGGAATCCCTAGAGATGAAATCGTTATCTCGGAAGGATGCCCATATCAAGGCCTTCGTGAAAGCAGAGAAAATCTGCATTCAAGTCAAGAGAGATCCTGATCCGCGTGTCATTCAGCCTAGAGACCCGCGTTACAATGTTGAAGTCGGTAGGTACCTCAAGCCTATCGAGAAGGACCTTTATCAGGCTGTCGCCAGAGTGTTTCATGAACCTACGATCTTTAAGGGATTCAATGCTCATGACTCTGGACGATTAATGAAAGCAAAGTGGGATCGCTATACTAAACCTGTAGCAGTAGGTTTAGATGCTAGTCGATTTGATCAATGTGTTTCAAGGCAGGCCTTAGAATGGGAACACTTGATCTATCTTCACATGTTTAAGAACTCACCTGAATTGACTAAACTTCTTGAATGGCAAATCTCAAACCGTGGTATGGGATATTGCACTGATGGAAAGTTGAAGTATTCAGTTGATGGCTGTAGAATGTCAGGGGATATGAATACTGCCCTTGGCAACTGCATAATAATGTGTGCACTTGTGTATGCTTATTGTGAACATGTCGGTGTAACCAAGTTTTCTCTTGCTAATAATGGCGATGACTGTATCGTCATCATGCATGAAAGAGACTTGGGGAAGTTTACATCGGAGCTAAGTAAATGGTTTGACGAGATGGGGTTTGCAATGAAAATTGAAGACCCTGTTTATGAACTTGAACATATTGAGTTTTGTCAGACCCATCCCTTGCTCTTACCTGATGGGTGTGTTATGGTTCGTAACATGCCTAACTCATTGGCTAAAGATTGCATTTCGATTAAACCACTTGACTCATCAATTGGTTGGTCAAAATGGGCCAATGCAGTAGGAGAATGTGGTATCAGTTTGGCTGGAGGTGTCCCAATAGCCCAGGAATTTTACCAGGGCTTGATAAGGGGCGCCGTACTAGAGAATCCCCACGTTAATCTTAAACTAAAAGGCTACGACCCCAGTCAGGAAACTGGGCTGGTAGCATTTGCCCATGGCATGTCCCGTAAGTGGCAACCTGTTGCTGAGGAGACCAGGTTTAGTTTTTGGAAAGCGTTTGGTATCACACCTGAAGAGCAAATTGCTATGGAACATTATTATGCAACTAATGTTCCTATATATCGTCCTGTTTTAGTCGAAGAACCAATTAATTTGCCTCCTTGGTTCTAGGTGAGATTGCATCTTCATGTACATTATTTATAATTGGGTTTCTACTTTTAAATGGACCAAAACGTTCCCTTTGGGGGTAAATATTTACGTGCTAATCAAAATGCCGAGAGACTGCACGGCTCCACCCATTATGATGGGAAGTAGTGATGAACAGTCCGGTTTCATGTTTGCCGGATCCAATACAAAACATGGCTGGAAATACTCCAATGAGAAAGAAACAAACGAAGAAGAATGGGAATGGAAAGCAGGTGGTGATGTACAGACCACCAGCTGCTCTTCAAGGCAACCCACTCACAATGGTTAAAGCTGCGGCGGCATATTCAGCGGTACAGGGTCGTGGTCAATCACGTTACCCGACGATGAATGCAGGAAATGGTCGTTGCGTTGTGCAGAACTTTGAGCAGGTTAGTGGTATTGGAGCTAATGCTTCCTTTACTGCTAATGTGTTCCAGATTAATCCTGCCAACGCAACTACATTCCCTTGGTTGACCAGTATTGGCCAGAATTACCAAAAGTTTCGGTTCCTTAACTTGAGGTTTATCTGGACTCCAATTTGCTCAACCACGACCACAGGTAGTGTATATTTATACATTGCGTATGACTACCTTGATACCACACCTACCACGTTAGCGCAGGTCACTGCCTCAGACACTAGTTGTTCTGGAAATGCTTGGTTTGGTGCTGCTATCAACCAGCAGTCTGCCTTTGCCAGAGATATGAGTACGGCAACCAATATCTTTGTGGATTATGACCCAACCCGTGTTGGATCACCTTGGTATTATTGTCGTGATGTGAGTACACAATCCACATCGGGTGTGTCTCTTACTGGAACACCAACTGGGGGTTTGGGAACCCTCGCTGTTACTCAAGGCACTATTGTAGATTCCTTGTCTATCCCC